TACAGGTACAGGTAGCGATCTATGGCTACATGGCAACAATCGCCAAGATGCCTAAGGGAATTATCCGTTACAACTTTACCTAAGCAATAACCCTAGATAGTCGGTAGGGCTCTAGGCCCTTTGAGCACTACCGGCCCTATGTAGTAGAGGAGTAAAAAGTGCCAGCCACATACGTTACAGAAGCCGAGCTAAGAGCTAATTTAGGTATAGAAAATCTATACAGCTCTGACATCGTTGAGACGTGTTGCCAGGCTGCCCAAGATTTACTTAATCAATACCTATGGTTTGACTCTGCACCTGTTGTAGGTACAGCCCTGCAAAACAATGTAGCTACTGTAATGATTGCTAACCCTGCAATATTTACCACCGGAGACTCTATAACGCTAACTGGATGCGGTGCGACATATAACGGCACTTACACAATTACGGGTACGGTGCCTTGGAGTGCAGGTACTACTAATAACTTTCCATCTATAGCTTTAAGTAATTACGCCTTTAACTGGCCTAATGGTTACAGCTTTGTGCAGTTTGCTAAGACAGCGGCTAACGCTAATTTTACTCGAGTACTTCCTTATGGCTCAGCTGTAGGTGCAGATACTAAAACTAATACCTATGCCACTACGCCAAGTATTAGAGAAGCGGCGATGATCCTGGCAGTAGATATTTTCCAAGCCCGGCAGGTCAGCCAAACAGGCGGCGTATCAATCGATGGATTTAGCCCTAGTCCTTACCGTATGGGTAACTCCATGATCGGCAAGATCCGAGGCCTTATCGCTGGATACACAAACCCGGGAACGATGGTCGGATAATGCCCGCTGCAATTACAACTCTGCGAGCAACTATCGCCGCAGCTCTTGATAACCCGAGCGCTTGGAATACGTACTCATACCCGCCAAGCACGATCACGGCCAATAGTGTGATCGTTGCACCGGCAGAAAATTACATTACTCCAAGCAATAACTCATACGCGACTATTTCGCCTATAGCTAATTTTAAGATCATTATGACCGTGCCAATGTTTGATAATCAAGGCAACCTACAAGGTATCGAAACTCTTGCCGTAGCTGTATTTAACAAGCTAGCAGCATCAAACATACAACTAAATATTGGCGCTATGAGCGCTCCGTCTGTACTAGAAGTACAAAGCGGATCGTTACTAACGGCCGATTTTTCCATATCCGTACTAACGAGCTGGAGTTAAAAATGTCTGACCTAACACCCGAGGATTTGGCTTTTCTTAAAAAGATAGGTCAGATCGAAACTGCAACACCTAAACCTATAGCCAAGAAAGACGAGGAATAAACCCGTGGCAATTTTTCTAAATAATAAAGTCGGCTTCAAAGTCGGCGCTGCACCTGTAGATTTTACTGATCACGTAACTAGCTTTACGCTAAATCAAGTAAGTGATCAACTAGAAGTTACAGCGATGGGCGATACAGCTCATAAGTTTGTTACTGGACTATCAGCTGACACGATTACAGTAAGCCTACTTAATGACACAGCCGCCGGATCAATCCTTGCAACGTTGCAAGCTGCTTACGGTACGACTGTTGCATTTAAGGCTATTCAGGATTACACAGCTGCAATATCAGCTACAAACGTTTTGTACAGCGGCACAATTTTGATCGACAACCTAACTCCCCTTAACGGCGATGTCGCAAGTGAAGGCATGATGGATTTAACTTTTACCTGTAACTCAAAAACTGCTGTTGCAACTACAGGTACCTGGTAAATCAAACTAACTAATTAAGGGGCAAAACATGGCACAACTAAAAATCGTAAGGCAAGATGGTAGTGAACTCGTAGGAGAAATTACTCCTGCGGTTGAATACGCATTTGAACAGCATTACAAACTGGGATTTCATCGTGCCTTTAGAGAACAAGAAATGCAATCAATGGTTTATTGGTTGGCTTGGGAAATTACTAGACGTGCAGGAGAAGCTCCTAAACCTTTTGGCGAGGCCTTTGTAGAAAGTCTCAAGTCAGTCGAGGTTTTAGATTCTGACCCTTTAGCCTAAAGCGGGATCTCCCGTTTACTTACCTTATTGCGAGGTTGAGTATTCGGTTACAGATCCCGCCTCAGGCGCTATTAGAACTAGATCGAGAAATGCTAAACGCATTACTACAAGGATTAAAAGATGAGGCCGAGGAGGTAAAAAATGCCAACAACATTAAAAGGCGGCGTTGAACTTCGTAGAGCCCTAAAACAATTTGCCCCGGATCTTGCTAAGGAAACTCAAAAAGAAATTGCTGGAGTGTTAAAGCCCATTACTGCTAAAGCTAGAGGTTTTATACCTGTTACAGCTCCTATAAGTGGATGGTCAAAACTTAGTAAAGGATCGTGGGAAAGACTCGTATGGTCATCGGCCGAGGCCAAGCGCGGCATCGGTTACAAGACCACACCATCTAGGCCGAATAGATCAGGCTTTAGGTCCTTAGCCCGAATTGTAAACGCCTCAGCGGCCGGTGCTTTATATGAAACTGCTGGGAGAAAAAATCCTCAAGGCAGACCACAAGCTCCCACCTATAAAGTCTTACTGCCCGGACATGAAAATTTTGGAAAGAACATTAGGTCAGGATCTAAAGATCAATCGAAAAGTAATAACCCTAATGCTGGCAAACAGTTTATAGATGCTCTTAACAGCACAGGCACAGTAGTAGATGCTTACAAGAGAGAACAGGGAACTGCCGGCAGAGCCTCACGCAAGATGAGAGGCCGCGCAATCTTTAGAGCATGGGCAGAGGATGGTGGCAAAACTAACGCCGCTGTCATTAAAGCTATTGAAACATCTGCTACAAAACTTAATGCTCGAGCCAAGGTAAGAGGTTAGACATGGCCGATGTAGCGATTCAGATAGCCACCGAGTTTGTTGGCAAAAAAGCATTTAAGGAAGCCGATACAGCTACTCAAAAACTTACTAACAATGTAAAGAAATTAGCAGGGGCCTTAGGTATCGCCTACGGCGCCCGGGCCGTGGTCGCATACAGCCGAGCATCGGTTAAGGCTTTTGCTCAGGATGAAGCGGCAGCCCTTAGACTCAACAAAGCCGTAGAAAATCTAGGTATCGGTTTTGCTAACCCTGCTATATCTCAGTACATCGCAGAGCTTGAGAAATCAGCTGCTATTGCCGATGACGTTTTAAGGCCATCGTTTCAAGCATTACTTACCACTACAGGATCATTAACACAGTCTCAGAAGTTACTTAACGATGCGATCACTATAAGTAGAGCCTCAGGAGTAGATCTTGCTACTGTCACATCCGATTTAGGCAAGGGATACGTAGGAATTACTAGGGGCTTAATAAAATATAATACCGGCCTTACACGAGCTGAATTAACTACTAAATCATTTAATGAGATCCTAGGGATTATCCTTAAGCGATCAGCCGGAGCAGCTGAGGATTACCTCACTACTACCTCTTACAAAATGGAGGTGCTAGGCATAGCTACAGGCAACGCCTCCGAGATTATAGGAGAAGGTCTAGTAGCAGCCTTGGCAAGGGTTGGTGGAGGTACTGAGGCGAGCGATGCGGCAACTGCTATTACAACTCTTGCTAAGGCATTTAACTTTGTAACCCTGGCAACAGGTACAACTATCGGCGGTATCACTAGCGTACTTAGAACTCTAAAAAATCTGCCTAAAAATATCTTTGAGGGTTTTGCAGGTAAGCAAGGCGGGGTAAGCATAAGCCCTACTCCTAAAGCCGATCCTAAAGTAAGCGTTAGTGAAAGAAAGCAATTAGAACTCCTGGCAAACTTAGAAGCTGCCTCTGTTAAGAGAAATAAAGAATTACTAGCACTTAAGAAAAAACAAGTATCAACAGACAAATTAGCCGTAGCAGAAAAAAAGAAACAAGAGGCGCTTGAAAAGGCAGCCTTGCTTTTAGCTCAGGGCCAAAAGTTATTCGATGAGGAAGGCATACAGCTAGCCGCTGCCGCTCAAGGCAAGCTCACCGATGAGGAGCGCACTCGCCTAGCGTTAAAGAAAAATATCTATGACCTAGAGGCAGCGATCAATGAAGGCAACATATCGGCCGCCGCTCGCCTATCTAACAGCATGGTCGCTAATGCTCAGAAGCTATCGGCTCTACGCGGTGACATGATCGGCCTTAATGATATTGAAAATCCGTTTACAGCTTGGCTAGAGACTCTAAGGCAGATGGCTATCGAGTTGTCCAAGTTAGCAAACATCAAGCCGGCCACCATAATTCCAATGCCGAATTATACAACCGAGCCTTTATATAAATACAACACACTTAGCCAACAGCTTGTACCCGGCGATACAAACCGCTCAGAGATGGGCTATGGAGGTGGGCAGTTTGATTACAATATAACCCCATCGAGCCCACTTTACGGCTATAACTCAATGAGCCAGCAATCATCAATGGCCGCTAACGCTATGCCTAACGTAACCGTAAACATATCAGGATCGGTTACAACAGAGCGCGATCTAGTAGCTGCAATCACTCAAGGGCTTTACTCACAGCAAGCCTCCGGCACTCCTGTTTTGTATAGCACGGTGTACTAATGACACTACCTGCCACTCCTATAGTAAAGATAAACCTAACCGGTGGAGCATCTTTTAACCCGCCCTTTGTACTAGATACTTCACAGCTTGATTTTGGAGTACTGGCAGATCCCGGCACGGTTATTATTGATGTATCTAATCAAGTGCTAAAGATCGATACACGTAGAGCTCGTAACCTTTATCAGGATCGCTACCTTGCAGGTGAGGCAACAGTACGTATTCTCGATCTTAACGGTGACTGGAATCCACAAAACACAGCAAGCCCTTACTACCCTAATCTCGTACCGCTCCGCTCTATTGTTATTGAAGCCAATTACTCCGGTACTGTCTATCCAATCTTTAAAGGCTACATTTCTGAATATCTTTATACCTACCCTAGAGATCAAGAATTAGGTTATGTTGATTTAATTATTTCAGATGCTTTTAATCTAATATTTAACTCAAACGTAACTACTGTCGTAGATGCAGTAGCGGGCCAAGATACCGGCACTCGGGTAACTAAGATCCTTGACACTATCGGCTGGCCATCAAGTGCGCGCTCGATAATGATCGGACAAACCCTCTGCCAAGTAGATCCGGGTACAACTCGTACGGCTCTTGCAGCTATAGAAACAGTTACCTTTACAGAGCAGGGTGCCTTTTACTTTGACAAGTCAGGTAATGCAGTATTTAAGGATAGAGACTTCATTTACCAATCCCCTGCGGCTACTCCTACAGAGTTTTCTAATGCAACGGGATCTACAGATATTGACTACGCGGGTATTACTTTTGCCCTAGACGATAAAACTATTGTAAACTCAGCAACGGTAACTCGTACAGGCGGCACGGCTCAGACTGCCTCTAACGCTGACTCTATAGCCAAATTTTTCTTACATAGCATTACGGCTAACGATATGTTGATGCAGACAGATCAGGAGGCTTTAGATCTAGCCTCTAACTTTGTAGCAAGCCGTAAAGATACAAGCGTAAGAATCGAAACAATTACCCTCGATCTTGTAACCCTTGGCTATGGCCCAGGTGTTCAAGCTGCCCTTGGACTTGATTACTTCGATCCTATGCAGATTACTAACGTAAACGTAGCGGGTACCACCATCGTTAAAACCCTCCAATGCCAAGGCATAGCCCACAAGATTACGCCTAATAACTGGCAGACAGTTTTAACTACTCAAGAGAATATTTTAGACGGGTTCATATTGGACTCTACTTTGTTCGGAATTTTAGACACATCCGTATTGGCCTATTAGGAGAAAAAATGACATATCCATATATCGCAGGTGACGTACTGACAGCGGCAGACATGAACGCGCTGCCCTCGTACACAGCTAACGCTCAAACAGGTACTACCTATACGGTGGTAACTAATGACCAATACAGCAAGCTGATTACTCAGTCCAATGCGTCTGCGAGTCAGGTCAGAATACCTACTAATGCAACTACGCCTTTTCCAATCGGTACGGTTATTAACGTTATTAATATCGGAGTCGGTATCTGCACGATCAACGCGGTTACATCCGGTACCACTACGGTGCTATCAGCTGGTGCAGTAGCGGCAGCTCCTACCCTTGCACAATATAAAGCCGCATCATGTATTAAAACTGGTACTGATACCTGGTATGTAATTGGTGGCGTTGCATAATGTTTGGAGTCTCTGTTGGAATTATGGATGGTGCTGGCGGTGCTGGCGTTGTCGGTGATTATGTTT